ATTAGATGGTTCATTTAAGTATTGTAGTAAAGAACTTTGTCCTTATTTAAGTAAATTGGTAAACTATGGGGTAACATCAGGACCCGTTACTTTAAAATCAGATTCAAACATTAATACTCCGATTGTAGAAAATAATACACCCAATTATTTGGTGATGAATTTTGATAGAACTTGTAACTACAAATGTCCTTCATGTAGAGTTGATTTAATTGTTGAAAATAGTGAAGGTATAAAACGAGTTGAAAAAACAATTGAGGAGATTGATAATTACTTTTCACAACACGTTAAGACTTTATACATTACAGGATCGGGAGACCCCTTTGTTTCGGTTGGGTTTAGGAACTATCTTAGAAACTTTAACCCCAAAAAATATCCAAACTTAAAATCAATACACTTACATACTAACGCATCAATGTGGAATAAAGAAATGTGGGATAGTATGCCAAACGTACACAAATACGTTCACACCTGTGAAATCAGTATAGATGCCGGAACAAAAGACACTTACGAAAATAAAACGAGAATAGGTGGTAAATGGGATAATCTAATAGATAATTTAAAATTCATAAGTACGTTACCGATAAATGTAAAAACTTCTTTTGTTGTACAAGATAGTAACTATATGGAAATGGAAACATTTTATAATTTAATGTACTCTATTTTTGGTAAGAAAGTAAATGTGTTTTTTGGTAAGATAACTAATTGGGGAACATTTTCTGAAGGTGAATTCAAATTAAAACAGGTATGGGATGCGGAACATCCAGAACATCAGTTGTTTAAAAAAGAATTTAATAAAATATGGAAAAATCAAAACCTATTCCATAATTTATATGAGTTCATAAATAACACAAATAAAACATTAATATGAGAATATTAACTATTGCTTTATCAAGGAGTGGCGGATATCAATTGAATGAATGGTTGGCATTGGAGCTAGGATATAAAATGATACATGAACCAATAAGAACAAATCAATCAGTAGAGGGGGACAATATCGTAGTGAAGTATTTGATAAATGAAATAGAAAATAGAATGGATATCGATTTTACCAATTGGGACAAGATAATTGGATTAACACGAATGGATGTAAGGGAATGTGCAATATCCCAAACCAAAGCGGTACAAACAAACGAATGGAGAGGTGGATATGAAGTTAGTAATGAGTGGATAAAAGAAAACGAAATAGACATAAATCATTTTGAAGAGTGGGTTAACAAACGAAACGATTTGATTAATGGAATAAACGAAATCCAATTAAGAGTTACATACGAGAGGATATACAATACAAAAGAGGACATACAAAGAATAAAGGATTACATAGGCATAACAAGTACAAAGTATGAACACCTATTAGATAATACAAATAGATTAAGGGATAGGGGTAAAACAAAACGAAAACTTTTATAAATTAATATGAACCCATTAGAATATTGGAAACCTGAAACTTTTGAGTTATCGTCGTTCCAATTTAAATTAGATGAAAGAAAAGGGAAGACATATAGAACATCCGGAAGTGATAATACCGGTTTATGTGTGTATACCTATAATGAATTAGGATTTAGAGGTGATAGTATTAAAAAAGAAGGGTTTAAAGTTATGTCATTTGGGTGTTCAAATACCGAAGGTGTTGCAGTTAATGGTAATGAAACTTGGCCGGCGCGATTTACATCGTTGATACCAAACGGAGTTGATTTTAATTTTGGTACAGGGGGTAGAAGTAATGATTTTATTGTTAGATGTTTATTAACATATTATGATGTGATAAAACCTGATTTAATACTAATAATGTATCCATCACCTTTAAGAAGAGAAATTTACACTAAAGACGGAGGAATTGAACCTTTTATGACGACGGTTTCTTGGGGTTATTTAAAACAAACGGATGACGGTATTAAAACACAAGAATATTTAACTTATTTACAAAATGATAATGAGGATTTTATAAATTGGTATAAAAATCATTTATTAATAAAATATTTTTTAGAATCAAAGAAATGTAATTGGTTATGGAATGGTAATGTTAGAATACCAAAAGAGTATGAAGAATTTAATAGATTTGATGGTGATTACTACCACCCATTTTTAGATTTTGGAGTTGATAATGTACACCCAGGTCCAAAACACAATAAAGAGTATGCAACTAAATTATTCAACCATATATATAAAAACTTCAACGAATACCTACCATCGGGATTAACACAACCCCCAAAAAGTTTAATTTAATTCGATTACTATAACCGAAGGTCAGAGTATTTATCTAAGTATAATACCATATTTAGATGAAAATATTTGACGCACACATATCGGGGAGTTTATCAGTATCCTCCTCAGCCGAAATTTCTAATAATTTACTCGTTTCGGGTAACTTAAATGTACTCGGCATCATTAATGGTAGCGTTTCGGGAAGCACAACCAACGCTGACACCGCTTCTTTCGCTCCAAAATATAGTTTAACCTCTAGTTTCAACACATTTACCTCCTCTTACAACACAGGTTCATTTACCGGATCATTCAAGGGAGATGGTTCTAATTTATATAACATACCCGCAAGTGGAGTAACAGGATTAGAGTTAAATAAAATTGTAAACGGTGCAGTAAGTGCTTCGGTTTTAGGTGATGGAACTTTCAGAGTAAATGGAGATACTTTCATTAACGGTACATTAACCGCAAAAGAAATACATACGAGTATTGTTACGTCTTCAGTACTTTACGAAAGTGGTAGTACTAAATTTGGAGACACGGTTGATGATACTCATTCATTTACTGGTTCTGTTAACATCTATGGTAATCAAAGCATTAGTGGTACACTTTCTATAACGGGCTCTATAATTCCAAACGGTAATTTTTTATATGATTTGGGCTCGGAAACAAATTCTTTTAGAGATTTATATATTTCAACTGGTTCCATTAGATTCCACAATCCAGATGGTACTGAGCAAGGTAGAATTACGGTTGATAGAAGCAGTGGTGACATTTCATTATTAAAAACTGCAGGTTTAACAAATATACAAAAAGCAACAATTAGTCAAGGAAATATTAATCCTAATTTTTTAGCTGCAGTATCAGCATCAAATTTATTTGTTCATAATAGAATAGTGATGCCTCTTGCGGGAACAATAAACGGTATAAATTTAATCGCATTTAGTTCTTCAATTGCAACTACCGACGGTAATCAAAACACAAGATTAAATTCGATTGAGAGTACATCGGGTAGTTTAAATACCTTTACATCAAGTGCGTCAGGTAGATTAACCTCTTTGGAAAGTACTAGTAGTAGTATTAGATTAGATTTTAATAGTTTTACCTCTTCGTACAATACTGTAAGTGGTTCCATTAATAATAGATTAGGTAGTTTAGAATCCTTTAGTGGTTCATATACAGGTTCATTCTCAGGGTCTTTTAAAGGTGACGGTACAAACTTATTTAACATCCCTGCAAGTGGGGTTACAGGTCTTAATTTAACACGGATTGCCGATGGAGCAGCCACAGCATCTATTTCAAATACAAACGGACTAAGGGTTAACTCAAATACCGAAATTACGGGGACATTAAAACTTAACAAAGTCGAATTGGGTGGTAACAACATTGTTGATATCACTTTAACAGATGGAGGTGGAAAATATTTCATCAACGGAGTTAAGAACCCAAGGTTGTCCTTCATTAGGGGGTTCAAATATAGATTTTATTATAATAACATAGGGCAGCATCCATTACGTTTCTCTTTAATTGACAACGGGAGACACAATGGAGGTACGGAATATACCACCGGTGTAACAACTAATGCTGACCCTTTCTATATTGAAGTTGAGGTTACCGATGCTACTGCTGCAACACTCTATTATTACTGCGACCATCACGTTGGGATGGGTAATGCTATAACAGTGTATTCGGATTTTCTACATGGTCAATCTAGTATTGGTCTCATTAACGTAGATACAACTGCACTTGCCACAACCGGGTCAAACAACTTTACAAATATTCAAAGAACAAGTGGGTCCTTAGTGGTAACCGGTTCCGTTGATATCACAGGTTCAATTACATTGAATGGTCAAGCAATTGGAACAGGAAAATTGGATGAAACAACATTTCAATCATATACAAGTTCAAACGATTCAACCAACTCAACACAAAATAGTCGGTTAACATCAATCGAGTCTGCAACGAGTAGTTTGAATTCATTTACTAGTTCCATCGATAATACAATTAAAAATAAACTTAATACGGAATCTGTTATAACTGGAAGTGTTCAAGTTATAATAACAGGAACAACAGGGTATTCAACATTCAGTTCAAGTATATCTACAAGTATATCTACAAGTATATCTACAAGTATAGGTTTATTATCGGGTTCTGTTGCAACTACAACAAGTGGTTTATCTTCTAGCATCGGTTCTTTAAGTTCTAGTATTGCAACTACAACATCCGATTTAAGTTCAAGTGTTAATTCTTTGAGTTCAAGTGTTGCAACAACAACATTAGGCACAAAAAATCGAGTTGATTCAATTGAAACGAGTACTGGTTCATTGAATTCATTTACTAGTTCTATTAATACTACAATTAAAACAAAATTAGATAGTGAATCGGTTATTTCTGGTTCAATACAAGTTAATATAACTGGAACAACTGGTTATAATACATTTAGTTCTTCAGTTGCAACCACAACAAGTGGATTATCATCTAGTATTGGTTCTTTAAGTTCTTCAGTCGCAACAACAACATCGGGACTAAGTTCTAGCATCGGAAGTTTAAGTTCTAGTGTTGCAACAACAACATCAGGACTAAGTTCTAGTATAGGAAGTTTATCTTCTTCAGTTGCAACAACGACATTAGGATTAAGTTCCTCTTTATCTAGTTCAATCGGAAGTCTATCTTCGTCAGTTGCTACTACAACATCCGATTTAAAAAATCGAGTTGATTCAATTGAAACGAGTACTGGTTCATTGAATTCATTTACTAGTTCTATTAGTACAACGATAAAAGACAAGATGAACTCTGAAAGTGTTCTATCTGGTTCTATACAAGTTAATCTAACAGGAACAACTGGTTACAGTACATTTAGTTCTTCAATTGCAACAACAACTAGTGGATTAAGTTCCAGTGTTGCGTTAACAACTTCTGAAATAACAAGTACAGTAACAAGTTTAAGTTCTAGCGTTGCAACCACAACATCAGGATTAAGTTCGTCCATAGGAAGTTTGTCTTCTTCAGTTGCAACAACAACATTGGGTACGAAAAATCGGGTAGATTCAATTGAAACAAAAACAGGTAGTTATGCAACTACTGGGTCAAATATATTTCAAGGTAGTCAAACTATTACGGGATCGTTATATGTTTCCCAAGATTTAATTGTTGCCGGTTCATCATCAATACAACATATCAGTTCATCTATTGTTAATATTTCCGATAATATTATTACGGTCAATGCGTTAAACCCATCCGTTAGATTTGGTGGGTTAGCGGTTATTGATAGTGGTTCGTCTCCACAAGTATCGGGATCGATATTATTTGATTCCATAAATAACCAATGGTTATTTGTACACCAAAATCAGGCATCGGTAACATCGTCGGTTTTATTAATGGGTCCTGAAACATATGATAATTTAGGTAATGAATCATACATAACACAAAATAGACTTGTTAAGAGTACAGGAATTGAACATTTATCTGATAGTAATATAACAGATACAGGTACATTAGTTTCTATAAATTCAAATACAGAAATAACAGGTACATTAAATGTCACAGGAAATATTATTAATCCTAATATAACCGCAATTCAATCATCAACTGGAAGTTTAAATACTTTCACATCATCATTATTAAGTGCAATAGAATTAACAGGTTCTAACTTAACCGTTAGAGGTAACTTATTGGTTAAAGGGACAACAACAAACGTTAATACATCAACATTAGATGTTGATAACAATTTAATTAATCTTAATGGAGCTGGAGCGGCCAATGCTGGTCTAAGAATAAAAGATACCACCGGTGTAAGCCAACTTTCAGGTTCATTATTATGGGATGGAACAAATGATTATTGGATAGCAGGTCAATTAGGTTCAGAACAAAGATTAGTTAGAGAAACAGAATTTAATAATGCTGTCACAAGAATAGGTAATGTTGAATCAAGTACTGGTTCATTGAATTCATTTACTTCATCTATTAACACAACCATTAAATCAAAATTAAATAGTGATGGTGTTTTAAGTGGTTCCGTTCAAGTAAACCACAACGCAACAACAAATTATGTTGCAAATCAACACATAGACCACACAACCGTTTCAATTACTGCGGGTAGTGGTTTAACTGGTGGTGGAGATATATCATCTACACGGACAATTAATGTGGGTGCTGGTAATGGTATAACAGTAAACGCAGATGATATTGCAATTGATACATCATCAGCAACATTTACAACGGGTGTTAAATCAAAATTAAATGCTGATGGTGTTGTCAGTGGTTCATCACAAATAGACGGATCACAATTAGGACTTAATAAAACAATTACAATTGGTTCCACATCAACAACGTTGGGTGGAACGTCAACATCACTTGTTGGATTAGTATCTGTAACATCAACAGCATTTACGGGTTCATTACAAGGAAATGCAACTAATATAACCGCAACATCAAATACAAGTTTAACATCACTATCAAATCTTAATACGATTGGAACAATTACAGGCGGTACTTGGAATGGTACTGCAATTGGAGACGCATATATCAGTTCGGCGACAAACTGGAACACAGCATACAACAAAAGAATATCAACATTAGGATTCACAAGTTCAACTGTAACAATCACATTAGCAGATGCCACAACGGTTACTGCATCAGTACCAACTTTTAATCAAAACACAACTGGAACTGCTGCCAATATAACGGCAAGTTCAAATACAAGTTTAACATCGTTAGCTAACTTAGCAACTGTAGGTACAATTACAACGGGTGTATGGAATGGAACGGCAATTGCAAATGCATATTTAGCAAACTCATCATTTAATATTGGTACAACGTCAATATCACTTGGTAGAGCATCTGCATCGCAAACCTTAACAGGAGTTTCAATTGATGGTAACGCAACAAGTGAGACATTATCTACCGTTACCACTAGGGGGGCTTCTACAAGTAATGCAATAACAATTAACTTTTCAACAGGTGGATTAAATTTAAATAGACCCTCAACATCAAATTATGTTGGTATATACTACCAAACAGGCGCATCTTCCAGATGGTTTATTGGATTAAGAGAAAATTTAACATCAAACAATTATATATGTTATAGTGAATCACTTGGTGCTGATGTGTTGACACTAAACCAAACGACAGGTGTTGCAACATTTGCTTATAATATGACCGCCGCGAACTTTAGCGGAACACATAGTGGTACATCTTCAGGAACAAATACTGGTGATGAAACTTTAGCGAGAGTAAATGCGTTAGCGATAACCACAGTCGGTACAATCACAAGTGGTACATGGAACGGTACCACAATTGCAATTGCTAATGGCGGAACGGGAGCAACAACCGCAGCAACAGCAAGAACAAATTTAGGGTTGGCAATTGGTACTGATGTTTTAGCATATAGAACATTTGGTACAGCGGCAAATAGTGCAACGGGTGATTTTGCACCTGCGGCTGGTAGCACTTCTGTAACAACATTAGGTACCATCTCAACAGGTACATGGAACGGTAGTTCAATTTCAACAACATACACCGCAGCAAAAGTAACGGCAGTTAATCAGGGAACGGGTGTAAGTGTTGATACCACAACAGGTTCGGTAACAGTTTCAATTGGGCAAGCCGTGGCAACATCATCAAATGTAACATTTGCTAGAGTAACAACACCCAGAATTGCATTTGAACGGAATGCAAATACCGCACATGGTCTAAGTTGGTATAGTTTTGGTACATACACGGCTTGGTGTGACTATATGGCTAATGGTGGAGCAACAAGTACGGGACCAACAGGTAATATAACAGCATCAACGGGAACATATGTAACATCATGGGCTCGTCGTTTCTTTGTTGAAGATGCAAATACGTATGGTTGGATATTCGAAAAAGGAGGTACCACAAGTACATCACCAACCGTTGTGGCGGAATTACGTTCATCAGATGGTTTATTTAGTACCGCTGGTGCAATATACTCTGCAGGTAGTTTAGTAAAAACTTCAGCTAACTCATCATATTCAACAACATTCAGTAGTGTATCATCAGTAACAGTTACACATAGTTTAGGAACAAAAGACGTGGCAGTATTTGTTTATGACAGTTCAGATAATATGTTCTGGCCATCATCAATCGTTACAACAAGTACAAGTGTTGTTACAATAACTTTTGCATCTTCTAGGTCAGGTAGGGTTGTAGTTGTAAGATAAAATACGTATATTATAGAATATGTTAAGAGAGAATGTTGAAGTAAGTGGTTCATTAAATGTAAGTGGACAATATATCATACCTAGAGGACCGAGGGCGAATAGACCATCTAGTCCTGATATTGGGTCATTATATTTGGAAGAATCTACTAGTGGTAGTTTTGTGGTTACATATACGGCATCGTCGAATTATGATGGTGGTTGGGAACCAGTTGGTTCACAAAATACAGATAGAACAGGATTCAAGTATAGACAGGTTATTAATTACTCATACTTAGCTGGTGGTTATAAATCCGCATCACCATGGAAGAATGTTCATAGAACAACAAATTCAACAGACCAAACGGTTCACCTAGGTGAACTATTAGATTACCCAGCATCATATACATCTGGTGCTTGCAGTAAAAGTATTTTATTTCTATGGTCAACAAACACAGATGGTACATTTAAAGGAGATAGTACTATTCATTCAACATGGACTAGTGGTGTACACATGGTTAATGAAACCGCATATGCTCACCAATCAAAATGGGATTTAGCAAATGCAAGAGATGACTGCGGTACTTTACATCAAGAAACAGAGTTTGCGTGGATATTCGGTGCTGGTGTGGCTGCTGTTGAGAAATTTAATTTAACAAATGAAACGATGTATAGTGTGTACTATGGTGGACCGTACACTTTAACTGCAATGGAAACATCAATTACAGGTAGTGGTCCTTCTGGTGCATCAGGATTTTCAGATGAGAATTATGGTTATGGATGGACACAACAAAGTGGCACAAAACTATTCTTCGCAAATGATACATTCACAAATAATCAACAGTGGGGTGCGAGCGGTCAACAAAAAGGTATTAGTTCAAAGGTGGGTAAAGGTTATGCGGGAAATGAAGGAACATATAACGGAGGTTATAATTTAAGAAGATGGAATGTTTTTACTGAAACTAATTTAGGTAACGTTTCAAAACCGCACCCTAACTGCGGAGAAGAAAATTTTACATTGGGACAAGATCATCAATATATGTTAGGTTGTTATGACGGTGCACAGGTAAATACTAGTTGGAAATTTGTTTATGCTACCGATAGTGGGACTGTTAATCCGTCTGGTCTACCACCAGGAGTAAATGATGGAACATCATCTGGACATTGTGGATGGAGAACATAAAAATTATATTTATAAGATATGCTACACGAAAATATTGAAATTAGTGGGTCCTTAAAAGCACAAGGTGTAATAAAATCACCAGTTGGGTCACGGGCAAATAGACCAGGTAGTCCACAAACAGGTTCTTTATATTTAGAACAAGCCACTAGTGGTAGTTTTTTAATGGTTTATGTTGGTGTTAGTAACAATGATAGTGGTTGGGTTAGAGTATCGTCACAAGTAAATGCTAATGTTGGATTTAAATTCAGACAGATAATAAGCACATCTTTTCTTGCGGGTGGATACAAAGATTCCTCCCCTTGGAAAAATGTTCACAAAACAATTAACTCTACTGATCAGACAACTCACATTGGAGAATTATTAGATTACCCAGCATCATATACATCAGGGGCTTGTAGCAGATATATCTTTTTTGTTTGGTCTGTTAATACAGATAACGCATTTAAAGGGCCTAGTAGTGTAGATAGTGTTAGAACTTCAGCAATTAACATGGCTAATGATACAAAATATACACATCAAACCAAGTTTAATATTACCACTGCTAGAAGTGATTTAGGAACCATGCATAAAGAGACAGAAGTGGCATATATGTTTACTGGTGGTAGTGCTACCGTCGAAAGATTTGATTTAAGCACGGAAACAATATCAACTGGTTTTCATTTATCAACAATCGATGGTGGCGATGGAGGTTCTGCATTTTCTGATGAAAACTTTGGATATGGTTGGACATCTTCGGCAGGTATTAAAATGAGTTTTGCAACAGAAACAATTGCATCTTCTACACAATGGGGTGCACACTCACAACAAAAAGGAATTAGTTCAAAAGTTGGAAAAGGTTACGCTGGAAATGAAGGTTCTTATAATGGTGGATACAACCTTAGACGATGGAGCAACGCCAATGATACTAACATTGGTAACGTTTCAAAACCGCACCCTAACTGCGGAGAAGAAAATTTCACATTGGGTCAAGACCATCAATATATGTTAGGTAATTATGATGGAGCACAAAATAATACAAGTTGGAAATTTAGCTACACAACAGACACAGGAACAACTAGTGTAAGTGGATTAAACCCCGGTGTAAACGCTGGAACATCATCTGGACATTGTGGATGGAGAGCATAAAAATAATTAAATTATGATATACGAAAATTTAGAAGTTAGTGGTAGTTTAACATCAGATAGGGTGGTTAATAGACCACCTAGAGGTGTTAGAGCAAGCAGACCTGGTTCACCATTATCTGGTTCTTTATATTTGGAAGAATCCACTAGTGGTAGTTTCTTAATGTTATATACTGGAGTATCAAATATTGATAACGGATGGGAGAGAATTGCGGCACAAGAAACCATTCCAATAGCATTTAAATATAGACAAGTTTTATCATATACCTATTTGGCTGGTGGATATAAAGATTCATCACCTTGGAGAAACGTTCATAAAACAACCAACTCAACAAGTCAAACAACTCACGTTGGTGAATTATTAGATTATCCAGTATCTTATACATCGGGAGCATGTAATAAAACAATATTGTTTATTTGGTCAGTAAATGACGATGGAGCATGGAAAGGGCCGGATAGTATTCATGGAACTCGGACATCGGCAATCAATATGTTTAATGATACAAACTATGCTCATCAAGCTAAATTTAACACAGGTATTGCTAGAAGTGACGTTGCAACTATGCAAAAAGAAACGGAGTTTGCCTATTTAATTTCGGGTGGATCAACAACAATTGAAAAATTTAACCTATCTAACGAAAGTTATGTAAGTGGATTTGGTGTAACGTCAATAAGCGGTAACGATGGTGCCGGTGCATTTTATGATGAAAGTTTTGGATATGCGTGGACAACATCTGCGGGTATAAAATTTAATTTTTCAAATGAAACACCAAGTTCCTCAACACAATGGGGCGCACACGCACAACAAAAAGGTGTACCATCTAAAGTCGGTAAGGGATATTGCGGTAACGAGGGATCATATAATGGTGGTTATAACCTAAGAAGGTGGAGTAACTCCACAGATACGAATCTTGGTAACGTAGCTAAACCACACCAAAACTGTGGAGAAGAAAACTTAGCATTAGGACAAGATTGGCAGTATATGTTAGGTAATTACGATGGAACGGGTCAAAATAACACTAGTTGGCAATTAATATATGCAACCGACACTGGATCAAATGCGGTTACCGGATTAGCTCCAGTGGTAAATGCCGGAACATCATCCGGACATTGTGGTTGGAGATAACATTTGACTTTATGAATATTTTTCACTATATTGTATAAAAACAATTAATTATGGAACAAGGTTACAAATACGACAGGTCTAATTTTATCAATAACCCATTTGATGAAAAACTAATGCAAATATCTGAAAGCATGTCATTTGCATTACCGAAATATAAGGCATATAATTTCGTTGGGGGTGCACAAATAACTCCATATGCGAGATTAAAACAATGGTTATTGGAATTAAGAGGTAGAGAAGATGCTGTTGAACATTTGGAATATACAGTAAGAAAGGCCGAACTTGAAATTCAAATGGACGAAGAAAGTAAAGAATTTATTACCGACACCAAAAGAAAAGAAATGGTTGATTTAACCATTGCAGATAAACGTATTGATTTAAGAAAATTTAATAGAAATCTTAAAGATGCGTATAGAGAAAGACAGGGGTTTATTGATTTAATTAAGGAATATTTGGAATCAGATGATGCCACCTTACCCGATGGTACCAAATTAATTGATGTTTTTGGTAATCCAGAATTGGAAGAAAAATATGAGCACGAATATTGGACTGTTCGTATGGCTAAACAAGCAATGTTGGATATGATTTCATATGGTAGAATTGGTACAGGTAACTTAGATTCAATTCTTATGATGGACCCTGAACAACAAAAACAAGTTTTAACTTTGGCTTCAGCATACACGATTTCTATTGATAAAAATATAAATCAATTAATGTCACAAGCTACAACAGATAATTTCTCAATTGAAGAGTCGTTAAAGAATCAATTGAAATTAACAGAACCAAATAAAATAGAAACAGAAAAATTATTATAATGACACATATTCTTTTTAAAGTACAAGGTAATGTTCCAGGTTATATACATGTAGTTGGAATGTATTTAAATTACAATTATGGTAGAATAGCTGATGAGTATAACGACATGAGAGTTGAATTGAATAAACTTGGTGCAATAGTTATACCAGAAGAGGTTGCTAAAGGATTTGTTTTTGCTGACATATATAAAGATTATATTAGTGTTAGAACAAATTCAAATATCATGGATGAAATTCCACAGTTGGCAGAATCCAGTGAAACAGAAGCGGAAAAAGTAAAACATTTTCTTACTGACGAAGACAAAGCGGCCGGCGTCGCATTTAATAAAGCCGCGATGAGAAAAGTAGTTGCAGATAGATTTTCTGAAAGATACAAAGAGCTTATGGTTGATGCTTCTATATTGGAGAAAGACACTTGGGAAGAGCAAAAAAGAGAAGCGTTTGGTTGGACTGCTGATGAAGATTATCAAACACCAATCATTGATATTTTATGTGCTGGTAGAAATATTGAAAAATCAGTATTTGTACAAAAAATCATTAATAATGTAACAGCGTATAATACTAAACTGGCTAATCTATTATTAGAGCAACAACTATTAGAAGAAAGAATTAAGGCGTGTGTAAACATCGCAGATTGCCACAGACTTAAGCACGAAAAATTTGGTGTTGCATTGAGCAAACAACAAAGGGAAGATGAAAACATTCCAACAACACCTCTCACATTGAAAATGGATTTTTAATGAATTTAGCTATTAACGGGACGTGCGCAAAAGGTTGTTCATTTTGTTTCACAAAAGAAGACGCAAGACTAAAACACACACTCGGAGAAATGGATATAGAAATGGTTGATAAAATTATCGACCATTATCGTCTAAATAATAACAACGAAGAAATCACGATACTTGGAGGTGAACCAACACAACATTCTAATTTTATTGGAATAATGGATTATATCTTTTCCAGGGGTTATAAAGTAAATCTTGTTAGTAATTTTCTTTTTGGTAAAACAACTAGAGATTATATTGTAGATAATATTAAAAACATTAGATGGACTTTCCCTAACGCCGCAGAACTTAATGAGAAAAACCGAATGGTTGTTTTTAAAAAGAACTATTTGGAAATCTATAAGGCTTATGCTAACACATGGGGATTCGATAACCACCCAAGATTATATTTGGCATTAACAATGTCAAGTGATTGGAAAGATAGAAATTTTTATGATTACATCAAATGGTTATACCACGAGTTAGATGGTAACATAAACGCCATAAGACTAGGTTTAGATCTTACTGGAACGTATCTTATCAACAATAAAGAGATGGGTGTTGAGATGACCAAAATACTTAAATTTGGACGTTATAATGAGATTAAAATAACATCAGATTGTCAAGTTCCACCATGTCTTTGGGAGGGTAAAACAAAAGGTGCGGTAATGGAAAACTCATTAAATTTTGCTACATTTAAAATCCCCGAGTATGAAACAATTTGTGGGTTTATGCCATTAGACATATTTCCAGATGGTAGTTCTATTCATTGTTATCCATTAGAAGATAAAGTAAAGATTAATAATGTTTTGGAAATATCAGGAGAAAATGGTATATTAGGTCTTAGAGAAGAATTCGATAAACTTTATATAGAAAACCATAAAAATTATTCAATACCGCAAGGATGTTTAGATTGTGTTTTTTACAAGACAGAATGTAATGGAATTTGTGGCGGTTGTTTAGAAGGAACCAAATGACAAATAAAATATTTTCAATACCGTTTAATCCGATGTTAACGGAGGATATGTTCGTAAATAAATTTTACCCATTCTTAGAAAGAAATAAAGATTGGATTTATGACATTTATTTTACGTGTAGAATACCACCATTCACTCAGGATGCGATGGGTGCGGTGTTTAGAGAAGAAGACAGAGATGTTATATTTGAAAACGCAATGATAATACAAAAGGCGTTAGGTATTAAAATAAGCGCCACATTCAATAATATTAATGTTTCACCCAAGTACGAAAATTACAAATTGTTTGTTGACAATTTAAAACCATTATATGAAAAGGGTTTAAGGTGTATAACTATTCCACATGGTCATTGGGTTGCAATGGGATTGAAGAAACATTTTCCTGAGATGGAAATTAAAAATACCATATTAAGAAAAGTTGCAACAGGACAAGACTTTTGGTATAATGCAGATCAAGGATTTGATTATATTAATCTCGATAGAATTTTAATGAGAGATGTTGAAGAATTAAAAAACATTAAGAAAGCACAATTAAAATATCAAGAAGAGAAAGGTAGATATGTAAAACTATCATTACTTGTTAATGAAGGTTGTTTAGGTAGATGTCCAGTTATGGATGAACACTATTCATATAACAACCTTAGACAACCTAATGAACTACCATATTTTCATCATGAGATATCCAAAGTAACATGTGAATACAAATGGGAAAAAGAAATCAATGCATTCTTTTTTAAAGCGGCCACAATACCACCATTTAAAGAAGAGTTTGATGAATTATTGGAGTACATTGACGTATTCAAAATGCACGGTAGAGATAGTTTTAATAGATTAGATGAAACAATTGAAATTGTTGACTCCTATGTTGCAAATAGTGAAGTACTCTCCAAGACCTCTGAAACATATTTGGACGGTATACCATATGATGAATTGAAGGGATGGAGAAATAAAATAAAGAAATGTAAATTCCAATGTTGGGATTGTAATTATTGCGACATCGTTGCTGACCATAAAAAGAAATCGCATGGACTTAATTAAACATATTGATGACTCGATTGAATGGGGTAAACTTGAGGTATCAAAACTAACTCAAGATATTTTAGATATTCATGGGATAACCAGTAATAAAGTTAGATGTTTTTTAAATAACATTTGTAATATTGATGGTGCAACATATCTTGAGATTGGTGTTTTTCGAGGAGCTACTTTTTGTTCTGCTATCTATGGTAATGACATCCACTCAATAGGTGTTGATAACTTTATGTCACCAAATCTAACACCTAAGGGAGTTAGTCAAAAAATTGGCAACTATTATAAACATAATATTGATATATTACCACAAGAAGA